GTAAGATAAAATAATGGATCCTTATACAATTTCTTTATTTCAAAATTTAATGAGAAAGCAACTTGAAACTCTTAAGAATGCCGCTATATATAGTGTTGACAGCCTAGACAAACTACAATATGTTAGGGGTCAAATCAAAGCCATAGAGGCTTTGCAACAGGAACTGAAAGACCTGCTGAATAAACAGGAGTTAAAAGATGCAAACGTCCACGGAGAGACCGAAACGGACTGAGAAATTAAAAGACTCGTATAAACCAGAGGAAGAAATTTCTACAGTTCTAGATCCAAAAGCGATCAATGATTCACTACTAGATAGATTACCAAATCCAACAGGGTACAGAATGTTAATTCTGCCTTACGCTGGTCCTAAAAAAACAAAAGGTGGTATTCTACTAAGTGATACAACACAAGAAACAATACAAATGACTACCGTATGTGGTCTTGTCCTTAAAATGGGGAACCTTTGTTATAGAGACAAAGAAAAGTTTCCGCTTGGAGGTTGGTGCAAACTTAATGATTGGGTAATTTTCAGTAGGTATGCAGGTTCAAGATTCAAGATTGAAGGTGGAGAAGTAAGAGTGCTTAATGATGATGAAATTATTAGCACTATTAAAAATCCACGTGATATTTTGCACCATTACTAAGGAGGAAACATGGTAGAAGAAACAAAAGCTCCAGAAGTGGAGCTTGACACGGATGGTGTCAATGAAGAATCCGTTGATATTAAAGAGACACCAAAAGAACCAGAGGCCACAGAACTACCAAAAGAAGAGGTAGATCTAGGGTACACTGATCACAGCGATAAACGTACTTATGATAAGAAAAAAGATCATGATACGGATATTTCATATGAAAACGAAAGACAAGTAAAGTTAGAAGATAGAGAACCTCAAAAAGAAGAAACTGAGGATCTTAAAGATTACTCTGATAAAGTTCAAAAGAGAATCAAAAAACTAACTTTTCAACTTAGAGAGTCAGAGAGGCGAGAAAAAGCTGCAACTGATTATGCAAAAGGTCTAAAACAGAAGTATGAACAAGTTGATAAAAAACTTGAAGAAACAGATACAAGCTATTTAAAGGAATACGATGCTCGTATCGATGCACAAAGAGATCAAGTAAAAGCTAATCTTAAAAATGCAATTGAATCTCAAGATGCCGACAAAATTATGGAGGCTAACGATCAACTTACTAAATTAGCTGTTGAGAAGGAGAAGGTAACAATCTCTTTAAGTGAAAAAGAGAAGAAAAAAGAAGAAAAACCACAAGAAGAAGCACAAACTATTGAACAACCGCCTATTAGTCAGAAAGCTCAAAAGTGGGCAGAAGATAATGAGTGGTTTGGAACTGATAGAGTTTTAACGAGTGCCGCAATGGGTATTCATGAGGACTTAATTCAGCAGGGGGTTGCTTCAGATAGTGACGAGTATTATAATCAAATCAACAAACGTATGAAGGAGTATTTCCCTCAAAAGTTTGCACAATCTTCTGAAGAAACAACTAAGGCTGCACCCGTCCAAAATGTGGCCTCGGTAAGCAGAAGATCAGGTGGACGCAAGTCTGTGAAACTCACTAAATCACAGGTAGTTATCGCTAAGAAATTAGGAGTGCCACTGGAGGAATACGCAAAATACGTGAAGGAAGGAGCATAACATGGAAGATAAAATCAAAACTTCACGCCTGTCCAATACGAGAGTAAATGAATCTCGTAAAAAGGATTGGACACCACCATCCAGTTTAGATGCACCAGCTGCACCGCAGGGGTATGCACATAGATGGATACGAACTGCAACTATGGGTTTTGAGGACGTTGCAAACGTTTCAAAAAAACTTAGAGAAGGTTGGGAATTTGTAAAAGCTGAAACACTGAAAAGTGAAATAGGCGAAAATCAATTTCCAGTCATCATGGAAGGAAGACATGCTGGTTTAATCGGAATTGGTGGCCTTGTGTTGGCAAGGATACCTTTGGAGATTTTAAAAAGTCGTGCTGAGTATTTTAAAAGAATAACTCAAGATAGAACAGACGCGATAGATAGAGATCTTATGAAGGAACAACACCCGGACATGCCGATCAATATTGAAAGGCAGTCTAGAGTTACCTTTGGCGGTTCTCGTAAAAAGTAATATTTTTGCGATACCTACTTAAGTAGCTTGGATAAATAAACAATAAAGGAGAAAACACTATGGCTAATGTCGCAGAAAAGTTTGGTCTAAGACCATACAGAAAACTGGACGGAACACCATTAGTAGGAGCTCAGAACAGATACACGATTGCTAGTAACTATGGCACTGCAATTTTCCAAGGTGATTTGGTACAACCAACAACTGCAGGAAATATTGAAAGACATACACCTAACACATCGGACGCTGTTGTGGGTGTTTTCAACGGAGTTTTTTACACTGATCCAACTACATCAAAGCCTACGTTTAAGAACTTTTATCCAGGTTCAATTGTAGCGGATGACATTACTGCATTCGTTATTGATGATCCAGATGCTGTGTTCTTAGCTGATGCAGATGAAGCTTTTACAAGAGCGGATCTTTTTAGAAACTATTCGATGACAAACACTACTGGTGTAACGCAAACAGGTATATCGAAACAACAACTTGATGTTAGTGTTTCAGGTACTGCATCTACTTTTGTCGTTCAGGCAATTGATATTTCGCAAGACCCTGATAACTCAGACACAAGTTCTGCAAACGCAAATGTACTTGTTCGAATAAACAATCACTTCTACAGAAGTGGAACAGGCCTATAATAGATAAAGGAGAATAACTATGGCAATATCACGATCACAGCTAGTCAAAGAACTAGAGCCAGGTTTGAATGCTTTATTCGGCCTGGAGTATAACCGTTATGAAAATCAACATGCGGAAATATACAACACAGAAACATCTGACAGAGCTTTCGAAGAGGAAGTAATGTTAAGCGGATTTGCTTCTGCACCGGTCAAACAAGAAGGTGCTGGAGTAGTGTTCGATCAAGCAGGTGAAACTTTCACAGCTAGATACAACCACGAAACAATCGCGCTTGCATTTTCTATCACTGAAGAAGCAATCGAAGATAACCTATACGACAGACTTGCAGCGAGATATACAAGAGCTCTTGCAAGATCAATGTCAAATACGAAGCAAGTTAAAGCTGCAAACGTATTGAACAACGCGCAAGTTACAACTGTAACAGGTGGTGACGGAGTATCATTAATTAATGCTTCACACCCACTTGCAACAGGCGGAACTTTCTCAAATGTTCTTGCTACAGCTGCAGACTTAAACGAAACTTCGTTAGAACAATCATTAATCGACATTTCTGGTTTCGTAGACGAAAGAGGCTTAAAAATAGCTTCTCAAGGTAGAAAAATGATAATTCCAAAAGAATTACAGTTTACTGCTGAGAGACTAATGAAGTCTCCTATGAGAACTCAGACTGCTGATAATGACATCAATGCTGTAAGAAGCATGGGTATGGTGCCTGAAGGTTATGTTGTTAACAACTTCCTAACAGATACTGACTCTTACTTCCTATTGACTGATGTGCCTAACGGATTCAAAATGTTCGTTAGATCACCAATCAAAACAGCGATGGAAGGTGACTTCGATACTGGTAACGTTAGATTTAAAGCTAGAGAAAGATACTCTTTTGGATTTTCTGATCCAAGATGTGTATTTGGTAACGGAAATTTACCAACTAGTTAATACTAATTAACAGTATTAAATATTAAGGGGCGGTGCATTTGCATCGCCCCTTTTTTTATGTATAATAGAAAAACCTAGATTAATTTATTATGTCGACTGACTAGGCAGACGGTATAGAGACGACATAGTGCAACGGCTATACACAGGAGGAAATTATGGCAGGAACACACTTTAGAAATCCAGTAATGTTTGCTGGATTATCTGAAAAAACAAAATGGTTTAAGGATTTACCAGTAGATAATAATCCTAACTTTGTTTGTTATAAAGACGATTTTATTTATAACACATTACCTTCAGCAGAATGGTCAACATCTATTGCAGATGGTGGCGCAGCAGCTGGAATCTCAAATGAAGTAGGTGGAGCAGTAACTTTAACATCTGCTAACACTACAGATAACAATGGTTTAGCTTTAGTAAAAACTCAAAACAGTTTTCAAGCTGTTGCTGAGACTAAGGACAGCACAGGAGCAATCACTAACCCAGGCACAGTAATTTGGTACGAAGCAAGGATTAAAAATAATGATGCTAACGCCACTGACTATGGAACTGGATTAGTTGAAACTTTTACTGGAACTTCAGGATGGAGATCTGCAAACAGAATTTCTATTGAATCTAATAATGGTGAACAGTTTTACAGATTTGTAACTAAAAATGCTTCAGGAACAAATCAAGTTCAACACACTACACACACTATTGTAGATGACCAATATGATACTGTAGGTTTTAGATGTGACAGAGCAGGAAAAGTTGAGTTTTTTGTGAACAGAGTTTTAGCAGCTACTGTTACAGCAAACATCAATACTGATGATATGCAAATGTTTGCAGCTTCAGTATCAGCTTCTGCATCTGGACAGAGAATAACAACATTAGACTATATCAGTACAACTCAGAACAGAAATGCTTCTGAATTAATCGGTAAAATCTAATAATTAATAGGTGCTCCTTCGGGAGCACCAAATAAAGGAGTAAATTATGGCAGGTGGAGGATCATTCACAAGTGACCAGAGTAGTACGAGGATAGCATCTACGGGACAGGTAAAAACTGTGTCTGGAGGATCAACGGATTTGGGACCATGCAGAGTTACTTATATTCAAGCAAAAGGTTCAGGAGCTTTTACTACTGATGCATCAGTTATATTAAGAGATAGCACTGGTGCCGGTGGTAAAATTTTGTTCGAAGGACATTTTAAGCAAGAAGGATTAGATATCTATTTACCCGGAAGTGGTATTAGATTTAAAACTGCAGTGCACGCAACAATGTCTAATACTGGTTCACTTACATTAGTATACACTTAATAGTTATGAATAAATCTGGTTTAGAGATTTTAGGATTTAAACGTGGTGGAGATGTAATGCCACCACGTAATAAAAAAAATTTTAGACCAACTGAAAAAGGGGCTGGTATGACAGCTGCAGGAGTAGCTGCATATAGACGAGCTAATCCTGGCTCTAAATTGAAAACAGCTGTTACTGGCAAAGTTAAGCCTGGGTCAAAAGACGCAAAGAGACGTAAATCATTTTGTGCTAGAAGTGCAGGACAAATGAAAAAATTCCCTAAAGCAGCAAAGAATCCTAACTCTAGACTAAGACAGGCTAGGAGAAGATGGAAATGTTAGATGGCTTATTTAAACGCAAATATACCTCCCATATATTGTAAAGTAAGAAAGGAATATCTTTATGATATGGATAAAAAATATAATAAAGAATCTTTTGACTGTGTTATCTTTGGGCTCACGTCAATCTCAGGGCGTGCTATCTTATTTAATATCATGCTTACAAACGGTGCGTGTTATTGGAGATTGCCTATCTCAGCGTTTTTCCAAAAACAATTTAGTAGAACCGAAGTGCCAGATATGTGTTTACACGAGTTGGAATTGTGGAACAGTTTTAGTTACTGGCCTAGTATTCATTGCTTTGATTGGCTGGATGGCTTAAATGGTAAATATTTGGGATTTAATAAAAAATTTTATCACGGACAATATTTATTCACTGTTGATTGGGGTCATCCTGATACCAATATTATTGACGTGGAACATTCTGAAATTCCTCAAGAACATAAGTGTGCGCACATATTGGCTCTTACTAACGGTAATTATGCAGCTCAGCCTAATAATCGTATTTTGTGGCATGTTACTAGTTACACTACTGATAACTCTTGGCCAGACTATAAAGTCCAAAATACTTACTGGGATGCAGAAGACACTAGATACGTAACTGAAGATAGTGATAAGATGTTTTATCAAATGGAGAAAAAAAAATGAAGAAAATTTTAAAAGATATTTGGCATCACTTATGTTGGCCATTTAGAAAGATAAAAAATTTTATTAAATCAAGGTAATTTATGGAGAGTACCAAGATGAATTATTATTTTACAGGTTTGTTAATAATAATGTTGGTAATATTGGCTTTGTGTGGAGGACCAAATGCCTATTAAAAAACCACTAAATATATCAGAGGAAGCAGCCGTACAAATGCCGATGAAAACGGTTGCTAGTTTGATAATAATTGTTGCCCTTGGCACAATGGGTTACTTTCAAATCATAGAACGTCTTAACGTTGCAGACACTCGTATACAGATTATGGAGAAAGATCTTGAAGAGAACACAGAGTTTAGAATAAAATGGCCACGTGGACAACTAGGTTCATTACCCGCTGATTCTGAACAATTTATGATGATCGAAGATCTTTATAAGACTACCGATAAGTTGAACAAACACATAGAATCAATGGCGTTAAACAAAGTCAATATACAATTCTTACGAGGACAGATGGATAAAGTTTTAGTTGATATTGAAAAATTAAAAGATGCAAACAGAGAAATGAGATTTACAAATGGCAGCCAAAAATAAAAATAAATTATCAAAATTTGAATGGGTAAAAAAGAATATAGTAATTGTTCCTGTGGTTGCTGCAATATTAGCCGGAACATTTACATCAGTTAGATATGTATTAAGTTTAACTGATACTATAGAAGCCAACAAACAAACCATCATTAATTTACAAAGAGATTTAAAAGTATCAGAAGATAAATTAACAGAGGTTGCTACAAGATTATCTGCAGCTGAAGCAACGTGGGAGATGGCAGAAAATTTATATAGACAACTAGCAGACCAGGTAAGAGTCC